ATATTCATAACGGTGGAACTGCTGGAGATGCTACAGACTTCGCAGAGATCCAAGGAGCAGATGTTACAGATGCAGAAATTCGAGGTTCTTTGAGTGCTTCTGCTGGTGTTAACTTTAATAGCTCTACTGGTGAGTTCACTGCAGATCAAGGAGAAATCCGAGGATTCTTCTCTGCTGGTACTGGTCTTTCTTATGATAGTGCTAACGGTGCTTTCTCTTTGAATGTTGACAGCGATGGTATTAACGAAGGCGCTACTAATTTGTACTTCACAGATGCTCGCGCTCAAGCTGCTATCTCTGTATCTGGTGCTGGATTGGCTTATGCTTCTGGTGTAATCTCTCTTACTGCTGATACGGATGATATCGCAGAAGGTGCTAATCTGTACTTCACAGATGCTCGCGCTCGCGGTGCTCTTACTGTTGCTACTTTAACTGCTGATATCCAATTGCTTAGCAAAGATGCTAACGGTGTTATGAGCGTACCATTAAGCGGAGTATTTAACCAGTTCTCTGCTGGTACTGGTCTTAGCTGGAATGGTGGTGGAGAGTTCTCTCTTAATGCTACTACTAGCGATATCTCAGAAGGAACTAACCTTTACTATACAGATGCTCGCTCTCGCGCTGCTATCTCTGTTGGAGCTGGTCTTGCTTATAATAGCGGTACTGGTCAGATCGCTTTGTCTGCTTCTTCGGACAATTTGAGCGAAGGAACTACCAATTTATTCTATACAGATGCTCGCGCTCAAGCTGCTATCTCTGCAGATGCAGCAGCTGGAAACCTTGCTCAGTACGATTCTTCTACTGGTGAGATCCTTGTAGATATCGCAGATTTCCGCAAAGAGTTCTCTCCTCAGAACTTAACCGCTAATACTTGGGCTACTTTGAACCATGGACTCGGTAAGAAGATTATCCATGTATCTGCTTATGATGCTAACGGTAACTTAGTCCAGCTTGACGTTCAATTGGTAGATTCCAATAACGTTAAGGTTAAATCAGTAGTTACGATTAACAGCTGCGAGATCGTAGTTTCTTTGTAATCTCACAATCCCTTAAAAAAGGCTCTGGTACGTACCTCCCCGGAGCCTTTCCCCTCGCTTCTCCTCGAGGGGTTTTTTTTTATCCTTGCTAACCCTAGAAACTTCGTTTATACTTCTAATGGGTAGGGTCGCTCCCGATCAAACAGCAGAAGAGCCCAGAACTAAAATTTCCCCCAATTTCTTCTAATGGTGTAAAAATGGCAATTACTAACAATTCTCTTGTCGGAGACTTAAGACTCTCTGCAATGATCTCCGCAGAAATCCGCTTGCTCTTGAAAGACAGCGTAAACCTGCGTAACACTCCTTTCGTAGACTTCTGCGGATCTATTAATGGCATGGGTAGCGATACCTTGCGAGTTCGAAAAGCGTTCCTAGATGGTGAATCTGGGTTCACTTCGTTTACTGGTGCAACCGAAGATAGTGCAGTATCTGATACTTCTCTCGTAGATGGGCACGTAGATATCGTATGCAAGCGTAACTCTCTCGCTTATTCTGTAACTGATTTAGCTTCTATGACTGGTATGGGTCAGGATATCGATCCATTCCGTATCGCTGAGCATATCTCTAAATCTTATGATGCTTTGTTCGCTAAGCTTACTGCTGCTGTATTCGCTAGTTTTACTGCTCAAGTAGGTTCAGCTTCTTCTCTTACTGTTACTATCTTTTTGGATGCAGTACAAGTTCTGGAAGCTGCTGATTCTGGTAAAGGTGCTCCTGGTCCTTATGTTGCTGTATTGCATCCTGCTCAATTCGCAGAATTGCAAGATAGTATCCGTTCTGAAGCAAACAGCGCTCTTGCTTACGCTCCTGCTTCATATGAAGCCTTGAGCGCTAAAGGTTCTCACTACAAAGGAACTTTTATGGGCGTTGAAATCTATACTTCATCTTATGTAGTTGATAACGGTTCTAATTACGCTGGTGCTATGTTTGCTCCGGGTGCTATCGGTTACGCTACTGGAATGCCTGCTGCTCTTCCTGGTGCTGTTGAAGCTATGGAAATGGGTGAAGTTATGGTAGAGATGGATCGCGATGCTACTAAGGCTCTTACTCGTATCGTAGGACATGCCTATATCGGGATAGCGATTATTGAGGATAAACGAGGAGTAGAGATCGCTACTCTATCATAATCTTAACGGATTTCACTATGGGGAAGGGCTGGTACTCTTCCCCTATTTTTAACTTAAAATGAGGTACAAAAAAATGAGTTATTCTCCCCAGCCTTGGGCTCCAGTTCAAACTACACAGCAAGCCCTATTACCAGAGCAAGCTAACCACCCTTTCTTCTATAAATGGCATCCTAGTAACTGGAGTTTCCATTATTTTGAGCAGGAAGTATCGAAGGGTAAGACAACAAAGAGCGAGCGAGTAGGGGTATTTATTCCGAATATCAGAATGGAACGTATCATCCCCGGAGTAAACGGAGTGCATCAGATCCAAGGAGAGCGAGGCAACGCAGGATCTAGGATTGGGAATCTCCAGCAGCAAGGATGGATATACCTCGATCCGGGTAAGTATCAGTACGTTCATCAGTACAGAGTCCGAGGAGGCTATTACCATTGCGCTAAATGGCAATCGGTAAGAGTAGTAGGGAACCGAGTTATTAAGAATTTCGATCGAGATGCTTTCCTTAAGTGGAGCTGCTCACTTATTGCAGATGGAACTCTGCAACCTATAGAACCTCACTTCTGGGAACTGGAAATCCTTAGCCATCAAAAGAGTATCTCAAGAATGCAGAACTCGCAGCATATTCCAGAGGTTAAGCAGAAGATCGAAGAGCACTACAAGATCAAGCAAGATATGCTATCCTTTATCGAAGCCTTCAAAGAGAAGGGAATCGAACTTTATAGAGAGATAAAATAATGCCTTCTAGTATTCCATACGCTCCGCAGATCAAGATCCCAGAGCTCCTCGAGCGTGGGAAGAGTAATACTTCTACCCTTCCTATTTATCGAGATGGAGTACTAGCAGTTCCTACAGAGGTAAGATATACCCTCTATAAACCAGATCAAACTATTTTAATCGAGAATGCTACTGCTTCCTTTCCTGGCAATATTCCTACTTATGTTCATACTCCTGCGATCTTGGATTCGAGCCTATTGCTCGGAGAAGGATACCTCCAGGAGTGGAAGATTACACTTGTAGGAGAGCAGTATATCTTCCGCAGAATGGCAGCTCTCGTACTGCGTAGGCTATACCCAGTAGTATCGGATGGAGATCTTACTGCTACTTATTCCCAGCTAGCAGATATTAGACCCTCGAATCTTACCAGCTATCAAACTTACATAGATGAGGCGTGGTATACAATGATTCAGAGAATGAGAACCGAGGGAGGAGGTCTAGAGTATCTCGTAATGAGTGCAGAGGCTTTCCGAGGTGCTCATCAGAATCTAGCCCTATACTATATCTTCCGAGATTTCCATTCTAGCCTAGGACAGAGTAACGGAAGATACTTAGACCTTGCTAACGAGCATTATGCTCAATATAAAGATGAATGGAAGCGAATTAACTTTGTATATGACCATAATCATGATGGACAGAGCGCTAATCCAGATGATAGAATAGCGAAGCAGCCAGTAATCTATCTTAATGGGCAGGGTCGCTTCTCTCGTAGATTTCGGAGAAGATAATGCAGAGCCTTTCCAGTATCCGTAAAGCAATGGCAGCGAAGATAGAAGAGCTCTCCGGTTTCAAGGAATCGAAGCATACTCCCGATTTCTTTGGAAGAACGGAGAATACTGTAGCTCATAAGGCTTTTTCTATCTCTGTAGCATCTTCCTCAGCGATGGAAGAGAGGCAACGCAGAGCGGTAGGAGTGTATCTCTCTACTCCAATGGAAGTTATCTTCTCCCATCGATTAAGACCTCTTGATATTTATCCTACGGATTACGATGCAGCTCTAGATACAGAAGAGCAGGTAATCAATAAGGTATTAGAAGCCTATATCTCGGATAATGCCTTCTCCATCCGTTATGCTAGTTCTCAAAGAGCGGTAACGGATTCTCAAGAATATATTATCATTACTCTATCATTCAATATCCTACACACTATCTAACAATATCGGTTAAAATATAAACCATAATCCCCGGAGTCCCTCATGGCATATTCTGTAATCCCTAAAACTAAGCGCGATGGAACCATTACTCTGCTAGATGGTACTGGTACTCCAGTAACTCTCGATGTAGCTTACGAGGATGGTAACTTTACTTTCTCAGATCCTCAGAAGTTCTCTGAGCTGGTAGTAATGGATCGCGGTAACTTCGCTGCTGTACGTAAGCAAGATGAGCAAGCAAAAACAGGAAGTTTCTCTTTTCACTTCAGACAATTTACAGATGGAGTTAACGCTGGTTCGGTTCGAGATTTCATTAATGCGAGCGGTGCTTACTCTGGTAATGTTTCTACTGGTCTTTCTGGAGTTCCATTTATCGAGCATTACACTATCAATATCAAATATACAGCAGATAGCCCGGATACATCAGAAGCAGATCACGTAGTAACTCTTGCTAAATGTATCTGCTCTCTAGACTTCTCAGAAGGTGATCCCTCATCATTCACTCTTAACTTCACTTGCTACGGTGGAGTTACTGTAAGCTAAATAGCGTAAGGAGGTACTATGCTATTAGATCTTAAAAAACTCGGTAAGCATGAGGGGAAGATTCCTTCCTCGATTGCTACTTGCTTAGATTTCGTATCTATCTGGGGTACAGAAGGACTTAATCGAGCCCAGCTTGGAAGATTATGTGCAGCTGCTATAGCGGTATCCGTAGATCACAAGAGAGTACTTCCAGCCTATCCAGTAACGAGCGGAGATCCTATAGCCTACGGTTATAAGATCCTCGATCGATTGCTAGAGGCTGGAGTAACTCCTGCGAAGGTCTACGAGATGGGCTCTGCAGTTCTCTTAGAGATGATGCGAGTAATCCCTTCTGAGCAAGAGGTAGAAGAGCGAGCAAATTTTACGCAAGTGGGAGAGGAGGATTAGATCTCCTCGCTATGCGGATCTCTCTCCGATGGGGAAAAGATCCGCTATGGTTCTACACTCTCCCAGAAGATCTCCGAGTATCTCTGCTAGCTGAGCATAGGCTAGCAAATGAAGATCCGAAAGCAATACAAGATAGACAAGAGCGGATAAAAAGGGCTAGAATGGAGGAGATGATTCGGAGATCGAGATGAGCACTAAAATTACTACAGGTAGAGCCGGGGTTACCATAGATACTAATCTCCAGCAGTTCTACACAGGCTTCCTCGATAAGGTAGCTCCGAACGCTCGTAAGATCTTAGAAGATACTCTCCAGAAGATAGAAGAAGATGCGGTTAAAGATTTTCCAGTAAGACAACCATCTATCCGTAAGGATGGAGAAGGTAATGTTATTTTCTTTCGGAAAACTTCTAAGGGCTCTTGGAAGCAGTTTGAGAGAGGCTTTAGGATTCTTTCCGGAGGTGTATTCGAGGCTTATCTACTTAATCGAGCTCCTTACTCCTGGGCTATGAAGTTTGGAGTAGATTCCAAGAACAATAGAGGGCAAGATATTATCCAGCCTCAAGGAAAGCGAGTAGCCCAAGAGCTCATGATTAAACCACAGAAGAAAGCAGCTAACAAGGTTGTTAAGGCTCTAGCCGATGACCTCATGCGGAGAGTGTAATGGCAACGGAAGAGAAAAGAAGTATCAATATCGCTTATAAAGCGGATCTTAAGGATCTGATTAATAAGTTAAAACAGATGCCTAACGTAACGGAAGCGGAAGCTAAGAAGATGGTAGCCGCTCTCGATAGACAATTGAAGCAAGCGGAGAAGGCTGCTCAAAAATCAGCAGATGCAAGCGCGAAAGCCGCTAAGCAAGCCTCCCAAGCAGCGAGGAGAGGGGCTGCAGAGTTCCAAGATATGGCAGATGCAGCCCGGAGAGCGGAGGAACGCTTAGAGAGAGTGGGAGAAGCATCCGGAGATATTGATAGAGGATTCTCTTCCATAGGGCTTGCTCTTAGAGGAGTTAATCCGCAACTCGCAGAAGCTGCGGATGGGCTCGCGGATACTTTCGCAGTAGTGGAAGGTCTTACTATGAGCTTCGCTGCTCTTAATCCTCTTGTAGTAGCAGGAGGAGCAGCGATAGCAGCCTTAACTCTTGGCTACGTAGCCCATCAAGCGGAACTGGAGAAGGCTAGACAGTTAACTATAGATCTCAAGGATGCACAGAGAGCCCTTATCGATTCTCAGAAGGAGCAGGAGAACAATCTTATCGATGCTGCTTCCAAACTTCGAGAGCAGAGATTGGAGTATGCTCTTCTTACTGGTCAGATCTCGGAGTACCAGTATAACCTCGAGAAGGCTGGAGAGGCTGCTAACGAATCTTTCCGGGGTAACATAGAAGCAGTAGAGAGCAGTATCTCCGAGAGCGAGATGCTCTTGGCTACTATCCAGAGCCTCAAGGATTCTTATCTGCAGGCTGGAGCAGCTACTGTAGCCCTTACGGAAGGAGAGCAGGAAAGATTAAGAACTCTTCAGCTCCAAACTAAGAGCGTAAAGAATAATCTAGATCTTACTCAGAAGGGCTTAACGGAGGCAGTAGAACTCTCCAAGCTCGAGCAGGCTCTCCTCGCAGATATCTCCAATCAAAGAAAGCAGAGAGAAGCAATTGAGGCAATGCAAGCGGAAGCAGTAGAGCGAGCCCAAGAGATGGTAACTCTCGAGAAAGAGCTAGCAGATGCTACCGAAGAGGCTGCTACTCAATCCGAGCGGAGAGCAATAGCAACAGAGAGAACAGTATCCGCAGAAGAGGAACTAGGCAAAGCAATCGAAGAGGCTCTAGCCCTCTCGGATGATGTGATTAAGGAGAAGAATCTTCAAGAGCAAATGGATAGAGCTATAGCAGATGCTTTTCTAGATGATGAAGGAAAGAAGAAACTAGCCCAGCAAGAAAGAATCGATGCAGAGATAGCAGCTTTGGAGATGCTCGGTATCGCTACCGGTAGAGAAGCAGAAGCCTCTATGGCAATCGAGGCTCTAAGGCATGAGCAGAAGATGGAGAACCTAGGGGTCGAGGAAGAAACTGTAGAGAGCATCCTAGAGAAGCAATTAGAGAACGCTAAGCTCGTGGTAGGAGGATTCGGAGAGATGATCTCCGGGCTCCAGCAGTTAAACGATCTTAAGATGGCATCTAATGCAATCGATGTAGAAGCAGCCCAAAAGAAAGCAGAGAGCCTAGAAAAACTCTCCAAGGAAGAGCGCAAGCAGATGGAGCGAAGAGCCCAGTTCGCTATAGCCCTTTTTAATATGGAGAAAGCAGCCAGTATCGCAGAAGTAGCGATGAATACAGCAGAAGCAGTAACGAAGGCTCTTACCTATGGACCGGTAATTGGTCCCGTTCTCGCAGGAGTAGCAGCAGCAACCGGAGCAACGCAAGCAGCAGTAGTAGCAGCCCAGCCAGCTCCGCAGATGCAATTCCATATGGGGGGTATTGCTCCAGATGAAGCGAACGCTCGAGTATTGCGCGGAGAGGCTATTCTAGATAGAGCAACGGTAAGAAGGATGGGAGGACCTCAAGGAGTACGGAATCTCCAGCAGGGAGGAACTCCGAGTACTCAAACAGTAGTAATCCAGCCCTTTAAGCACTTCGGAAGGTTCGCTAAGGATCTGGGAATCTCAAAAACTAAGCAAGTAGGAATAAAAGGATACTAAGATGGCAAATATCACTCCAGATTATCTAAGAGGCTTCCTTATACCGAGCATCTCCATATCGAAGGAGAGCCTCTGGGAAGCTCAATCGCAATACACACAAGCGAACGCGAGAGCAGGAATTCCAGAAGCGCAAAGCGATGGAGTAAACCTTACTCTTTCCTCGATTGGCTCTCAAGGTGAGGAGATCACTGTAGAAACCATCCAAGGAGGGCTACCGGGAGAGGCTCGCTTTAAGTGGAGCGGAGCAGATTCCAAAGAGCTTGGGCAAGATGCAGCCCATATTCTTACGGAGGCTGGATACTGGAGATATTCTGCTAATGCTACTGCGGGGAGATACTTCTATTCCGATTGTGTTTCTGCTCTCGATGGTTCTATATGGGTAATCACAGAGAGAGATAATCTTAGTAATGTGCATACCATCGATCTCTACAAACAAGAAAGGAACGGAGCAATTACTTTTAAGAAAACCTTCGCTTCCCAGCCTGGAACCTTCTCCTCGGATGGGCTCCCTACAATTACAAGATTACAAGATGGTAGCCTGCTGGTAGCATACTTCCAATATACGAGCGGAACCGCGTTAAATATCAAGGTGCATCGAAGCCTTGATAATGGGGATACTTGGAAGGAGATCGCTCCTCGAGGGCTCGCGGATTCTATAAGTAGCACCTACGAACCGCAGAAAATGAAGATGATAACGGTAGATAATACAGTAGTACTCTTTATCGAACTTCTTACTACCAGTAGAAACAGATTAGCCCAGTATATCTCCAGAGATGGAGGAACTACTTTTACTCTTGTAGATAATATTTCAGATAGTAGCGATGGTTACTTCCATCAACCTAGCCCAGTAGCCCTTCCGGATGGTACTATAGGAGTAGCCTATATCTCAGATACTACAGAGCTAAAATTTACAAAGATTCCGAACCCCGGTATTAGATTATCTTCTAACTATTGGACAGCAGCCAAAGAGAGAACGATATCAGTAGGGACTACGTTCTCTAAAGTGGCATCTAATCAGATGAGCGAAGGACAGGTTACCGCTTACGTTCATGAGGGAATAATATGGGTAGTAGCTCAGCAATATAATAATGGAAGGCTTATCGGTTTCTATTCAGATGATTTAGGGGAGAGCTGGAAATATGCGAGTGGAGGAACCTCTGTTACTACAAATGGATATATTCTTAATTACGATAGCAATAGCGATAGAGTTAAGAATCTCTCCTCCTGCGTTCATGAGGGGAGAGTAAAGATTATAGCCCATCATGAAAATAGTGTATGGTACTTTGCTCTTGGAGGATACTCTAACTTCTCCTATCCAGCGAGAAAGGATAATCCTTCCTGGTATCAGTACTTGGTCTGGGAGAGTACTTATATTCCAGTTATGCTTCCTGCTACTTCTAGTCAATATACAACTACTGGAGCAGGCTCTCAGACTCTCGATAGCGAGGGGCTGTATATATCTACTTCTGGGAATACTCGCTATTATACCTATAATCATAGTGCAAGTTACTTCGATGAAGGGCAAGTTATCCGAGTAAGGCTCCAAGTAGATCAAAATACTAGTGTAGCTGCGGATTATATCGTACTAGATATTAATCAAGATGATGGAGTGAACAGTACGCTGCTAAAACTCCGGTTTTCTACTACTACTATTCAAGTACGAGATGGCGCAGGAATTAAGGCTACCATTACTCACGATATGACAGAATCCACAGAGATTGTAATAGGATTAACGGATACATCTGCGAAGATCTATTACCGTACAGCAGATGGAGCGCAGGCTAAGAAGTGGGACCGGCTATCTATTACCGGGATAACTAAGAAGGGAACCGGATTAGGGAATACTATACAATGGGGGCACAAGTCTTTCTCTGGAGTACTTACATATAATAGTCATTGGCAAGAGGTAAGTATTACCTCTGGAGAGCAGGCTGGGCTCTTTGATTTCTCTCTGAGAGGTGCAAGATATACTCCGCTCGGAGAGTATCAGTATATCGATCAAGGATTAGCGATTACCGCTAAGGATGCTCCTGCGAGGGGAGAGGATCTATACCAGATCTCTCCGAGATATGATTATCCTATCGATAATATCTTCCATAAGATAAGCCTATCTCCCAGAGTAACTTGGAGATCGGAAGCGAGTAATGCTCTGCAGAGAATCCCTCTTTATATAGATCCAGAAGTAGCAGCTACAGATAAGAGCCTAGGGTTATCAGATGTTCTTGGTATGCACCTCTCGAATATAAATTTTAGAAGATGCTCTCTCAAAATTTGGAGCGGATCTTCATGGTTAGTGCTAGCAAATATCGATACTTCTATTGGATTTCAAGGAACTTACATAAAGAAAGGGAATACATTAATCTCTAATGATAATGATAAGATGTTCCTTCTACACTATGGGGAGGCTATCGGATGGAGAGCCGAGCTTATAGTAGAAGCTACAAAAACAGTAGTAACAGTAAAGATTAAAATGAACAGTGAAGGGATTTGGACAAATCAGAGCGATGCTAAGCAAGCGGTTATCCAGTACGATACGAGCCTTACAGACCATACAACTATCCCAGCCTCTGGGATTATCCGATTAATTCCAGATAGTATAACCTTCCTTAAGAGTAGGCTCGATGGAGTAAACCTTGGACAGTACGCTCTAGCATTGGAGATTCCGAACCAAAATACCCTCGAGGGATACTTCCAGATCGGATCGATGCTTATGGGCTCGGTAGCCTTCCCAGCTCCGCAGTATCAAAGAGGAAGAACCATCTCTTACTCTCCAAATATCCAAGGGCAAGAAAGCCTCGATGGAATGTTTTTCTCTCGTAAGATGAGTAACGGAAGGAGAACTGCTTCTATAGCCTGGACAGAACCCATCGATACTACCCGCTTGTATAATCTTACTCCGGATTACTGGAAAATCTCTAACACCTCTGGAGCCCAGCCCATAGCGAACTATGGAGATCCGTATCTAATGAATGGGATCTTTCGCTATCTCAGCAATCGAGAGCCTCTTGTATATCTTCCCTCTATCGATGTAGCTGCTTTCCGTACTGGGTTAAATGGGAATAACGAAATACTCCTTAACCGTAGAGCACAGCATATGCTAGCGAGAACTACTGGAGAAGTATCGGTAGAGAGTGTTATAGGTGAGGAGATGGTTAACGAGATGTTCCGAGTAGCTACGGTTAATCTTGAGGAGATCGAGTAATGGATACAATAAAGCGGAGTTCTATACAGGAGGGAGATGTATGCTTCCTTCTGGATGTAGAGTATTTCGGAGCGATATACCGTTTTTCTACAGTTCCTCTCGATATACAAGATCTAGCGGAGAATACTGTAATACCTTACCGGGGTGCTCTTTCCGATCCTCCGGTTAATCTGCAGAGTGATCTCCTTGGAGTAGATCTCGAGGCTAATACCATCTCTCTAGAGCTCATCTTTGAGAATGTAGATTGGGTATCAGAATTCTTAAAGGGAAGAACTCTTAACGATGCTCTCTGTACTCTCTCTATGGTTATCGTAATCGATGGAAAAACCTCGTTTACTCAGCAAGATAAGATAGGCATCTTCCAAGGTAGAGCACTAGATGCGATCTTCGGTAATCCAGATGCTCCTTTGGGTACTGTTTCCTTTACCATCGAGAACTCTATAAACATTCGAGAGGTGAAGCTGCTAGGACAAGAGCATGTAATCCTCGAGGAAAACTATCCATTTAGAGTACTTGATAAGAGTCAATCGAAGGTGGTTCCCTTCGTATTCGGAGAACTGGGTACGAGCCCTCGAGAGGCTGCAGGGAGCATAGCATTCGATACAGATCTAAGGTGTACTCCTTGCTATGAAGCAGGAGGAACGGTTACCGGGTTAACTGTATATTACGAGGTTGCTTACCATCAAGTAGTAGGAGCAGGATCTTCTCTGATAAAAATCTTCGATGGACAAGGAGGCTCCTTTACGAACCCAGTAGAGATAGCAGTAGATTCGAAGGGTTATCTTCATGCCTACGTACCCTTCTATCTGATAGTGGGAAGTCCAGAAGGAACTAACGTACAGTACGATAATTTTAGTGTATCGAGCCCGGAGATATCCTTTACTTATTATGCAAGCTGGGGAATATCTCAAGGAGGAATCCCTTCTATCGATGGAGATGGACCATTAGAAGGAGCGGTAGATCTTTCTCTCTACGTACTGGAGAAGAGCGGGTTACTATTCGATTACGCAGCTTGGAGCGGATTGGCTCTTGTTCTTAATCGGTACAAGTTCGGAGGCTTCGTTAACGATCTGGATATATCTGCTATTGAATGGATTAAGGAGAATATCTGGAATCTGCTTCCAATAATGGTAATCAGCGGAGGGAAGGGGATCAAAGTAGCTCTCAATCTCTATACATACTCCCAAGAGATTATCCCTACCCATCATCTCCTCGAGAGCGGAGAACTAGAGATTATCTCTCCGTTAACTCCTCTGGAAGGGGAGATAATAAATAAGATTACTATCCGCTTCGCTTACGCTGGGATGACTGGAGCCTATAGATCACAGATCACAATAGATCCTCTCCTGGAAGAAGATGAGCCTATGAGGTATCGAGATCCGATAGCCTACATAAGCTATACTCGGTATGGATTGCGAGAGAAGGTAATACAGGCTCCCTTCGTTTACGATCTTCAGACAGCAATCCGAATAGCGAGAGATAAGATTAGAGCCCATGCTCTAGGGAACTACGCTATCGAGATCTCTGCTGCTCCTAAGTATGGATTCCTTGATCTCGGAGATATTGTATCTCTCACTTCGCAGAGGGTCGGATTAACAGACCATAAGTGTCAGATCGTTAGCAAGTCATGGAGCGATAATCGCTGGAGATACGTACTCCATATAGAGGATAATCCTCTGGTATCAATCAGAAAGTAATCTTTTCCCATCTTTCTAGTAAAATAGGAGTATAGTAGCCTTATGATAGTATTCATAGATAGACAGCATGCAGGAAAACCAGATAAGCCAGAAGATAGAGGAGCCTCCATAGAGCCTGCTCCTTCCTTTGGTCTTGGTATGGAAGCTCTTTATACTGGGTATCTTTCTCTCATGATAGAGGAGAGGCTGCTCGAGAATGGAGCGAAGGTTATTCCTATTTCAGATGGAAAATATCCAGATAGGCATAAGCGAGTAAACGAGTACTCCAAGCGGTTCCAAGGTGAGAAGCAGGTTTATTTAAGCCTCCATCTCAATGCAGGAGGAGGAGATTACTCTAGCTTCTTCCATATGGGGAGCGAGAACGGAGCCTCTCTAGCTGCTCTAATATGCGATAAGATGAGAGAAGCATCTTTACCCGGTCTTAGCAGATGCCTTCCAAAGCCTTGCTCTTCAGAGGATTGGACTAAGAACGCGTGGTATACTCTGCGAGGAGTGGATAGACCTATAGCGATCTGCTGCGAGCCTCTCTTCATGGATACTCATAGAGATTTATTAACGATCGAATCCCTTAGAGTGATAGCTGGGGCTATTGCTAGTGGGATTATCTCTTGGAGTCTGTAATGGAAGAGAACCTTATACACTTGATGCTTAACGGAGGTGCTAACATTGCTTTCGGGCTCTTTCTGTATATGCAGAATAAGGAACTCAAAGATAGAGCAGATGCCAGAGAAGAGAAGCAAGATCAAAGAGAGAAGGAGCTGCGAGATCGATACGATAAAGTGATCTCAGATATGCAAGCTCGAGAAGATACGATGCGTAAGGAGCTGGTATCGGAGATAAACGATCTCGATAAGAAAGTAACGATGCTAGAAACAAAGATCGAGCATATCTTTAAGATCGTAGATGAGATTAAGGCTCGGTTCGTAGCGGTAAGATAAGCCTCTCGATCTCCGTATCATCAAAGAGATCCCAAGATGCTCTCTTAAATATGGTTCGATCCTCTGGTCCATCATTCTCTACATAAAAAGTACTCATGAAAGGAACCAGCCCATCTATCGCAGTATAGAGCCTTCGAGTATCGATAATCGCAATCCAGAGCCTATTGTTATAAAGGAATCCTTCCATAGTAAGATCGGAGATCTCCTCTCCATTCTGTATAGCTGCCAATCGAGAATCAATCTCCAAGCCCATCTCTGGATACTTGGTTCTCTTCCATCTTAGAGCGAAGTGCCTGCAGGGTCTACTTTTCCATAATCGAGCGGATACTGTTAGCTCCTTTCCATTCTCTGTATAGGTATAATCGATTCCAGATTTCATATCTCTATCGGTTCCAATCTCTGTAACCCAGCAGCCAGGAAATCTATCTCGGAGTGTAGGTACTACGTATTGAAACCAGAGAAGATCACTTTCTCTTAATCTATCTTGTGTCGTTTTCATATCGCTACCTCCGATATGAAAGCAGTATAACACAAAAATATATCAAATAATTTGTATTTCTTTGATACAACTATAGAAAACTATGTTATAGTTAAGTATATCCAATAAGGGATAACAAACAAGAGGTATAACAATGATTACAAAAGAACTAGAAATCTTTCAAAGATGTTTCAACAGTCTAAAAAATAGTAAAAAATACAACGATAAGCACATTAGAATCTGGATCTCAGCTAGATCAAATATGGAGTTTTTCGGTATTGATAAAAATAATCTACAAGAACTCTTCAAACAATTAGGGATCTAACAATCAATCCGGGGAGGATCTTCCTCCCCATCTAACCAGAGGTACAACAATGAACCAAGAACAACAAAATACTATTCTAGCCTATGCTCTAGTTAGCGCAGCATTCTTTTCTATTCCAGCAGCTTACGCTCTGCTCTGCTATGCGATGGGGGTATAAGATGATTCAAATAAACAGTATGCTTGAAGATAGAACTTTCTCTCTTAACCTTACCTTCACAATAAAACAAAATTTGTTCGAGGATAGTATTCCTTTATCTAATGAAAAACTTTTACATTATATCGATGCTCCTACAATACAATCTCTCATTAGAAAAGGGCTTAAGCGTAACGATATCCGAGTTTTTACATATAGTGCAGAAGTAATGGATATCCACGAATACAACAGATTAGAGAGAAAAAAGGGGGCTTATCAAATGATGGAATATAGAATTACTCTCAAGGTAGAAACAGTAATTAATTATGGGGGCAACAATGATTAAGCTAACAAAGAACTTTTCATGGTCTGCATTCCAAGCAGCTGTAAAAATGAGAGCTGAATGGGTTGTATCTGATGGATATGTATACCATTTTAAATATACTTCTGAGGGGGTAATGTTCATATCAAAAACAAGAGAAGATATAGCTAAAATACCTGATGGAACCCCTCTTTTATACGTTGATGGTAATTATTTTAAACTTAATGAAGGGATAACCAATGACAGAAGAAACTAAACAGCAGCTGCTAGCCCTAGCAGAGATTAACAAACTAGATGAGGGAGAAATCCTTACGGAGCTTACTCAAGCAAGAGATACTCTCTACTTCGTTCTTAAGTCTACGATCACAGAGATTATAGATTATGACAATAGCGAAGAAGAGAATGAAGCGAAGATCGATAGGCTATTCAATCAGAAAGAAAAGATCGAGCAGAATATCCATTCCTTATCGATAACCATTAAGAAGCTAGCAGATCAAATCTTAGAAAACATAATCAAAAAAGGAGAAACAAAATGAATAAGTACAGAAGAGCCTACATTAAAGACAATGGAAGAACCCAGCTCCGCAAGATGAGCAACCGCAGAACCCCACCCCAGCCTATCTTATTAGATGATATTGCTATGATTACTGGAGTAAGAGAGATCGGAGAACTCTGTAAGATCTGGAGCCCAATCTATTGCTCTTGGGTATGGGAGGCTACAGTTAAGATCAATGGGCTAGTTCTTAAGCGTGAGGTATTCGAATGGAGTTCGGAAGAGGCTAAAGCTTGGGCTCGTGCTAAGTATTGCGCTATTAAAGAT